AGTCAGCTTCAGTGAGTCTGATTACTTTTCCCATATTAATATTTTAAAGTTAGTAAGTATTTTGATTTATTGATTAATGCTAACATTTCATCTCTGATGTTTAACAAGTCAGTATCATATCTACCATCAAGTTGGTCAGACATTCCTACTAAGAATTCAGTAATACCGTCCATAAAGTTTTGAACACTCAAAGACGTGATATCTTGAAACATCAAACCAAACTCAGGCTCGAACTCAGGTCTTCCGTATTTACCCATCATAGATTCAGTAAAATCATCAATTAAGTCACCAAGTCCATCGTAAATTTTACCATAAGTTTTATGTTTTGCATCACCAAAAGTCTGCCAGTGTAAAAATTTAAATTGAAGTTGTATTTGAAGTAATTTTTTTATTAATTCCTCTTTCATAAAAATACTTTTCTATAAATATACTGACAATAAAAAAAGGGGTTATAAAACCCCTTCTTTAAAATCTAATTTTGTTTGTTTGTTTTTATCAACGAAATGTTGGACTCTATCTTTGGCAACTTTCGCATAGTTTTCACTAAGTTCAATACCAATCCATCTTCTTCCTCCTATCTCTGCGGCACATAAACTTGTTCCACTCCCAGCAAACGGGTCGAGAACCAAATCATTTCTATAAGTAAGAATCTTGATTGCTTTCATTGGGATATCCAATGAGAACGTCGCTTTGGTCATTTGTTTTGTATCAGCAAAATAATCCCACTGACCATAAACCAAATCCATAAATTCTTTCTTATGTTCCTCTTGATAAACAGTTTTCTTTTTGGTTGTTCCGTCCTCTTGTTCTAAGTCCACGATTTCTCCAACCCACTCAGGTTCACCCTTAACTTTCTTGATATGTGTTTTCTTGTAAGCCAAAATTACACACTCCTTTGGGTTATATATGTATGGTGCTGACGGAGACATCCATGAACCCCAAGCAGTAGTCTTACTTCTATGAGGAGAATCTTCCTCCAAATCAACAATCCCATAAAACTTGAATCCAATGTTTTTCATAATCTGCCAAACCTCAGAGACCATTAAGATTCTTCCACCTTTATCTTGTCTGTTAATTTCATAAGGAATGTTAATCGCAATTCTACCATCGTCCTTCAATACTCTATACGCTTCTCTCAACCAATTGGCACTAAACACTTTATATTGGTCAAACTCCAAATCATCATCAAATGAATCATACGCAATACCAACACCATATGGTGGGGACGTTACAATCAAATCAACACATGATTCCGGCATTTCAGACATAACCTTAATACAATCACCATTGATAACCTTTCCTACGTAATTCTCCATTATAACTTTCCTTCTTGTTTTAATTGTTCTCTAATTTTTGTCGCAGATATTTCACTGACTTCTTGGGGTGGAATGTGTTCGATGATGTCATATCCAACACCTCTCCCGAAGTTTACAGATTCAATATCAGGTATAACCACAACTTTAACCCTTTCTTCAGCAATCAATTCCCAAAGCTCTTTCAGAATATTCGTGTGAACTTCGTGAGCGGCGAATGGATTTTTTTCATCAGGTTTCACATCTCTAATACAAATTAAAACGTTTTTACCCTCATTTAATCTTTGGTCAATTAACCACCTATGACCTGAATGCCATGGTTGCCATCTACCAATAAACATTGAATACTGTTTTGCCCCTGTGTTTTTGAGTTTGGGGTCACCCTCAACGTGAATTTTTTGCATAATCTAATACTTTTTTTGTTGATTCCTCAACACTTTCATTTGTTGTGTCAATGCTGAGATATTTTTCTGTCGGTGCTTCATATTCTTTAACGAAGAAGTCTTCTCTACCTCTTACGTCAGTTGTATGAATATAAACCTCAACAAGATTATCCCCCATCTTTTGTTTGAACTTATCTCTTTGGTCTTTGTAGGGGGAGACCAAGGAAACCACAACATCACTCCCTTTTTTATGAAGATATTGTGCAATTTGTTGTGCGAGTTCGATGTTTTTTCTTCTTCCTGTTTCAGAATAATCTTTATTCTCGAATAAATCTCTGAGGTCATCACCATCAATGTGGAATACACCTGGTTTATCCCAAAGGATTCTTTTACAAATAGTTGTCTTACCTGAGCCAGGTTGTCCTGTTAACCAAATTATCATTTTTCTAAGTTTTTAATTTTTCTATCGAGGTAAAATGCTGCCTTTTTCAAATCCTCCAATTCTTTGGTATCATCTTTCTTACCCGCCCTTGCAACATATTTAACCACATTGAAAAGATAAGCATCATATTCCAACCCCCACGCTTCACATACTTTAATTACTTCGTAGGGGTTATCCACTCCACCATAGTGAGCAGGTCCATTTACCATTTCTTTTATATTAGAATTTTCGACTATATCTTTTGTAGTTTCAACAGTGTGTCGAAATAGTTCTTTACCTTCTAATTTTTTCATAACATCTGTAATTTCCATTTTAAAACTATTCTTCTTTTTTATAATTGGGCAGTAATATGTTTTCCAACTAGGATGCCAATAGAACCAACCATTCGTTGTTTGTTTATCTATATCATCAATTTTTTCCAATTCAAGCGTTTCGAATGTTATTTCACCCCATTCACTAAGAATTTCAAAATCTCGTTTAGCCATGTGTATTCCTTCTTCATCACCTCTCGGGTTGTTAAAAAAAGAAAAAATACCGTCGTCTTTCAAAATATTGGGGACGTGTTCTTCAAATCCATATATTTCCTCGTCCCATGTGTCTATATAAATCCCATCAAACTTTGGCATGTATTTAACATACCATTGCCAATCTCCATACATTATCCTAACCCTCGGATTCAAGTGCCAACCATCCTCAAGTATTTTAGTATAAACATCAAGATGAGGTTCAATAATCCAATGTTCTTGAATATCATATTTTTCGATAAACGAATCAACCAAACCCATTCCAAAACCTACATTAAGAATCTTACCACCTTTCTTACATATTATTTCCGCGGATTTTTCCATAATTGGAGTTTCCCAATCCATCATTACAGCATTACCATTTTCATCTAAAAGTCTACCATCCTCAGTATAAGTAAGTTTTTGATTAATGTAGGCTTTGTTATTCATATTTCCACGAATTTTTATCAATTTTAGTCATTATCTATCATAATATCAATTGGTTTGTTAACAATATTTCCAAGGTGTGCAATAAAAACAATACTGTTGTTTATAAAAATTGTTTGTCCATTCGAATATATTCCAGTTGAATGGTGTGCGTGGCCGAATAAATGATATTTTGGTTTTTTTATTTCGACATATTTTTTCAAAGCTAAAGAACCAACACTTTGTCCATTTTTAATATCAAAAATTCCTTTAGGTGGTCCGTGTGTTACTAATATATCAACTTCATCATCTTTAGTCATTTTTTCAATATCCACATCCTTGAAAACGTTATGGGTATTTTTCACAATTACTTCTTTCAAACACACACTCAATCCGTATATTTTTAGACTCAAAATTTCACAAACGTCGTTATTTAATATGAAAAAATTTTCATCACCTTTCATATTCTGAGTTTTTTGGTCATGATTACCAGGGACTAATATTTTATATGTGTATGGTAAACTTTTGAACCATTGTGAAACATCTTGTTCAGTTAATTTTCCTTTCAAATCGAAAACATCTCCACTATGTATAAGGATATCTCCCCCGTTGAATTTTAGTTCTGAGTGTGAGCCATGTGTGTCCGAGATATGTGTTATTTTGACCATTCTGTTATTGCTTCCATGAATTTTTTTCATATCCAAATATTTCAAAATACCTCGGCATTCTATAATATATTATGTCGGCAATCTCTTGAGTGTAAAATTTTCTCCAAAGATTTTCGTCCTCGTTTGAAACATTTATTTTTTTGTTAACCTCATTTTTCAATTCTCCACTTTTGAAATAATCACTTTCAACAATGAAAGGTATTTTACTATAATCCTCATATAAATTTTCTAATCTGACAGGATAATCTGGAACCCTCTCAGTAAAGTCCATACAACTATCATGAAATAATTCTGAATTTAGAATTATTCTATAAATGTGTGTCCGAAAATTTTCCTTATTTTTTTCGGTATAAATGAATTCTTGGGGTATTCTATTAAATGTATAATCAGAAAAAAATCTTGTATATGGATTTCTAACGGCAGATACAATTTT